GAATTGCTGATTTCCAATGTGACCTTCAGCCTGACGGAACAAGGCACCGTCACGGAATTGCAGGTGGCGCCGGTGGATGCCTATGCCCTGCTGCCCGAACCCGGCAAGGGCGGCGGCGGCGAAGGCGGACCATTCGAGACGAAGATCGAAAGCCGCGCGAATGATCGTGACGCCTGGAAGCGGGTGGCCGAATGACGCTGGATGATATGAAGCGCTTCATCGCCCCCCTACAGCGCCGCGTGATGCTGGCAATCGGGCGTGGCACGCTTGGCCCGGTGAATGATGCTGATGGCTTGCAGCGCAGCCAGGTGACGCTGCTGGCCGGTGAAACGCGCGACAATGTGGAACGCCTGCAGCAATACGGCATTTCCGCCGTGCCGCTGGATGGCGCGGATGTGCTGGTGGTGTGTGTGGGCGGCAACCGCGACCACCCGGTGATTATTGGTGTGGATGACAGGCGCCACCGCCCGACCGGCCTGCAACCCGGCGATGTCTGCATTTATTCGTATCAGACCGGCCATAAAATCCTGCTGAAGGCGGATCGGAAGATTGAAATTGAGGGTGATGAAATCACCATCAAGGCAGACACTAAGATCACGCTGGAAGCGCCTTTGGTGGAAGTGACCGGTGCGCTGGATGTCATTGGCGATATCCGCGACCGCGCGGCTTCCGGTGGCATGTCCATGAATGGCATGCGGGCCGATTATAACAGCCACGTGCATGGCGCTAGCCCGGGGCCCACCCCGCCGATGGCGCCATGATCGCGCTGGAATGGAATAGCACCGTGGGTGCGGCGGATTTGGCGCTGGCTGAAACTGGCGCGCTGGCCAATGAAGCCGCGTTGCAAACCGCTGTGGTGCTTTCCCTGTTCACCGATGCGCGCGCGCGGCCTGATGATGGTGCGGCAGGTGATCGGCGCGGCTGGCTGGGCGATGCCTTTGCCCCCGAAGACCGCTACGGGTCGCGGCTGTGGCTGCTGCGGCGTGAAAAGCAAACCGAAGAAACCCGCCGCCGCGCGGAAGACTACGCCAATGAAGCGCTGGCCTGGTTGGTGGATGCCGCGCTGGCCACCGATGTGGCGGTGACCGCCGAATGGGTGGCGCGCGGCGTGCTTGGCCTGGCGGTGCGGATTGCGACCCCCGGCGGCATTGAAACCAGCCAATTTACAATGAGGCTCTGATCATGCCCTTTGCCCGCCCTTCGCCCGCTGAAATTCGCAACCGCATGGGCGCCGAAATTGCGGTGGCGCTGCCCGGTGCGGATGCGCGGCTGCGGCGCAGCATGGAAGATGTCCTGGTGCGGGCCATTGCCATCGCCAGCCATGAATTGCACAGCCACATTGAATGGGCATCAGCCCAAATCCTGCCCGATACTGCGGAAGATGAAGTGCTGGCGCGCCACGCGGCGATTTGGGGCATCACGCGCATCGCCGCCACGGCGGCATTGGGCAGCGTTACCTTCACCGGGACGCCCGGCGCCATTGTGCCCGCGGGCACTGAGCTGCGGCGGAATGATGATGCGCGGTTTCTGCTTGCGGCGGATGTGACCATCGCCGGCGGCGGAAGCGGCACGGGCAATGTGGTGGCGCGTGTGGCGGGCGCGGCTGGCAATAGCCAGGCCGGGATCAGCCTGGCGCTGGTGGCGCCGGTGGCGGGCATTGCGCCCAGCGCGACCGTGGCCGTGGGTGGCCTTGCCGCTGGCGCCGATGCGGAAAGCGATGCAGCGCTGCGCGCGCGGCTGTTGCAGCGCATTCAATCGCCGCCGGCGGGTGGTGCTGCGAATGATTATGTGACCTGGGCGCTGGCCGTGGCCGGGGTGGAACGCGTTTGGGTGTATCCGAATTGGCTGGGCGCCGGCACGGTTGGCGTGGCCTTTGTCACCACCGGTGGCGCCATTCCCGCCGCGCCCTTGGTTGCGGCGGTGCAGGCCGCGTTGAACCTGCGCCGGCCCGTGACGGCTGCGGTGACGGCCTTCGCCCCGGCAACCCAGGCCGTGGCGCTGACGATTGACCTGGCGGTGGATACCGCTGCCATCCGCGAAGCGGTGCTGGCCGAATTGGCTGATTTCTTCGTGCGGGAAGCGCAGCCGGGTGGCACCATCCGCGTATCGCGCATCTCGGCCGCCATCAGCGGCGCGCTGGGCGAAGTGGCGCATCTGCTGGTGGCACCCTCCGCCGATATCGTGCTGCCTGCGGGCACCATTGCGGTGCTTGGCACCGTCACCTGGGCCTGATTTATGGAAGCCAGCGCCTATCTTTCGCAACTTCTGGGCCTGCTGCCGCCCGGTGATGCGCTGCCGCGTGAAGCTGGTTCCCGCGTGGAACGGCTGCTTTCTGTGCCTGCGGCGGAATTGGCCCGCGTGGATGGCCGCGTGGAAGCGCTGCTGGTGGAAAGTGACGCGGCGCGGACCACGGAAATGCTGGCGGATTGGGAACGCGCCCTTGGCCTGCCGGATGAATGCTACCCGAATGAGAAATTCAACCGTGCCAGCCGCGCGTGGTATTTCGATGGCGCGGGCGTGCTGCGCGAAGCGGCGGTGGATGAACCGCGTTATTTGTTTGATGGTTCAGGCCAGCGCACCGAAGCAGTGTTGGTGGAAGCGGCGGCGACGAATTCTGTGCCGAATGCGCGCGCTGGCGGCGCGGTGGTGGGCACGCCGGGCACGCTGCCGACCGGCTTCACCGTATCTGGCGCGCCGCTGGCGCTGGCGCAGGTCAGCTTCATTGGCGAAGAAGATGGCCTGCCCTGTTTGGAGCTTCGCATCGCGGGCACGCTGGGTGCCGCGGGCGATGTGGATATTGCCTTCACGACCACCACCGCGACACCTGCCGTGCTGAATGACGTTTTCACCGGCAGCTTCTTCTGGCGCCAGATCAGCGGCACCACGCCCACCAATTGGCGCATGCGGTTTGAGGAATATTCCAGCGGCGGCGCCCTGCTGGTGGGCAACCAGGTTGATCTGGGCGCAGCGACAAATGCCGCGCTGCGCGGGCAGCGCGCCAGCAGCGCTTACACGGTGGGCAATGCGTCCGCCGCTTTCCTGCGCCATGTGATGCGGCTGCGCTTTGCCGCAGGTGCGGTCAATGTCACGCTGCGCCTGGCAGTGCCGCAATTGGAACGCGGCGCGGTCACCACCACGCCCATTCTGAACCCTGTCGGCGCGCCAGCGGCCACCACCCGCGCGGCGGATCAGCGCTATGTGGCGACCGTTGCGGAACGCCGCGCGCGGGTGCGGGCGCGGTTGATTGAGCGGTTTGAGCCCACGCCTGCGGCCATTATTGGCCTGGCGGCGCGCTTGGGTGATGCCGTCACGCTCACGGAATTCAGCCCGCATGATTGCGAAGATACCTGCGAAGCGCCGCTGCTAGATGACGCCTGGGCGCATGCCTTTCAGGTTTCCGGTGCCTCTTCCCTGGTGGTGGAATTCACCTGCGAAGATGGCGTTGAGACACCCCTGAACCAATGGCGGACCGGCGCATACGAATGCGCCATCCGCCGCTTTGCCCCGGCGCATACCGTGCCGATTTTCAGCTATGCATAAGGAGAAAACGCATGCAGCGCGTTAGCCGATCTTCCGCAGTGCCCAGCCTGCCAGCGCCGCCGGCATCCCCGGGCGCGCCGGGCTTCTTCACCGGCGGCAATCCGGGCCTTGGCCAGGGGGCGACCACGCCGGGTTATGAGTGGTTCAACGCCGTGCAGGAAGAACTGATGGCGGTGATCCTGCGCGGTGGGCTGACGGCTTCGCCGACTGACCTGGCGCAGGTTCGCAAATCGCTTGATCGCCTATTTGGCGGTTCGATCAGCAGCTATAACACGAACGCCACGCTTTCAGTGGATCAAGCTGGCCAGGTGAATGTGGATGCGAGCGGTGGCGCGCGGGTGATTACCTTGCCACCAGTGAACGCGCTGGGCGGCAGGCCGATCCGGTTTCAAATCGTGAAAGCGGATGGTAGCGCGAACACGGTGACGGTGCAGGTCGCCGCTGGTGATGCGATTATCGGCTTAAGCTCCATCGTCCTGTCGGCGTTCGGCGATAGTGTGACGCTGGTTTCAGATGGCGGCATTACCTGGGTGCCAATACAAGGATTCGGTGCGTCCCCAACACGCCGTGGCCTTACCCGCTACGCCACCATTGCTGAAGCGGTGGCCGGCTCGGCGGATAGCTTGGCGGTGACGCCAGCTGGGCTCGGCGCGCTTCTTACAGGAATGATCGCGTTTTTCCCGACCACGGCGGCGCCTACCGGTTGGCTCAAAGCGAATGGCGCACTTGTCAGCCGCGCGACCTTTTTCAATTTATGGGCTGTGGCGCAAGCGTCCGGCAATTTAGTGACGGATGCGGCGTGGGTGGCGGCCAATGGGCCGACCGGCGCATTTAGCCAAGGGGATGGCAGCACCACATTCAGGATACCGGACTTGCGCGGTGAGTTTTTGCGCGGGTTGGATGATGGGCGTGGTGTTGATTCTGGTCGCGGAATTGGCACGTTCCAGGGTGGCCAGCTGCTAAGCCACGGGCACGCCATTACTGACCCGGGCCACGTGCATGGGTTGGCTGGAAACTTAGTCGGCGGCGGCGGCTCAGGTTATGCGGGTTCC